TCGACGGTGAGCGGTACGAATAGTGAAGGGGCATTCTCTATTCACAATAACGTGGCAGACAATGTGTTGCTGGAAAACGGTGGTCATTTAGACGTATATGGTTCGGCAAATAAGACGATTATTAAAGATAACGGAACAATGTCAGTTTTAACGAATGCTAAAGCTGATGCGACCCGAATAGATAATGGCGGCGTTATGGATGTTGCCGGAAACGCGACAAATACCATCATTAATGGTGGCACACAGAATATAAATAATCATGGTATTGCCACGGGAACCAATATCAACAGCGGAACACAAAATATCAAGAGCGGCGGGAAAGCTGACACGACAAATATCTCCTCCGGGAGCCGGCAGGTTGTTGAGAAAGATGGTACGGCAACTGGCAGCAATATTAGCACCGGAGGCTCGCTGATTGTCTATACCGGTGGTATCGCACATGGGGTTAACCAGGAGACGGGCAGTGCTTTAGTTGCCAACACGGGCGCAGGGACTGATATTGAAGGATACAACAAGCTCTCTCACTTCACTATTACCGGAGGGGAGGCTAATTATGTTGTGCTGGAAAATACCGGCGAACTGACGGTAGTGGCTAAAACCACGGCGAAAAATACTACCGTTGATGCTGGCGGTAAGCTGATTGTCCAGAAGGAGGCTAAAACAGATACCACCAGACTTAATAATGGTGGCGTTCTGGAGGTTCAGGACGGTGGTGAGGCTAAGCATGTTGAGCAACAATCCGGCGGCGCATTAATTGCTTCCACGACTTCCGGAACACTTATCGAAGGAACCAACAGTTATGGTGATGCTTTCTACATCAGGAATTCAGAAGCTAAAAATGTAGTGCTGGAAAACGCTGGCTCATTAACAGTCGTTACTGGTTCCCGGGCAGTTGATACGATTATTAATGCCAACGGCAAAATGGATGTTTATGGAAAAGATGTTGGCACTGTACTCAATAGTGCGGGCACCCAAACAATATATGCCAGTGCCACTTCTGATAAAGCAAATATCAAAGGTGGCAAGCAAACGGTATATGGTTTAGCCACTGAGGCAAATATCGAAAGTGGTGAACAAATTGTTGATGGTGGGTCAACAGATAAAACGCACATCAAAGGCGGCACGCAAACCGTTCAGAATTATGGTAAGGCGATCAATACCGATATCGCCTCTGGCCTACAACAAATTATGGCAAACGGGACAGCGGAAGGTTCCATTATTAATGGCGGTTCACAGGTAGTTAATGAGGGCGGTCTGGCTGAAAACTCGGTACTTAATGACGGCGGCACACTCGATGTGCGGGAGAAAGGCAGCGCTACGGGGATACAGCAGAGTAGCCAGGGCGCGTTGGTGGCAACCACCAGGGCGACGCGGGTCACAGGGACACGCGCTGATGGCGTCGCGTTCAGCATCGAGCAGGATGCGGCGAACAATATCCTGCTGGCAAATGGCGGCGTGTTAACCGTGGAGTCAGACACCACTTCCGCCAAAACACAGGTCAATGCGGGCGGACGGGAGATCGTCAAAACAAAAGCCACTGCGACTGGCACGATGCTTACCGGCGGTGAACAAATCGTCGAGGGTGTGGCGAATGAGACAACGATTAACGACGGCGGAATACAAACAGTTTCGGCTAACGGTGAGGCAGTAAAAACAACGATTAATGAAGGCGGTACGCTGACAGTCAACGATAATGGCAAAGCGACAGATATCATCCAGAACAGCGGTGCCGCTCTCCAGACGAGCACGGCTAACGGTATTGAAATCAGCGGTACTCACCAGTACGGCACCTTTTCCATTGCCGGAAATTTAGCGACCAATGTGCTGCTGGAAAATGGCGGTAATTTATTGGTATTAGCAGGTACCGAAGCTCGCGATTCCACGGTTGGCAACGGTGGGGCAATGCAAAACCTGGGTCAGGACTTCGCCACAAAGGTTAATTCCGGTGGGCAATATACCCTTGGTCGGTCAAAAGATGAGTTTCAGGCTCTGGCCCGGGCAGAAGATCTACAGGTCGCTGGCGGGACGGCAATCGTCTACGCAGGTACGCTGGCGGATGCATCGGTCAGTGGCGCGACAGGAAGCCTGTCGTTAATGACGCCACGGGATAATGTTACGCCAGTTAAACTTGAAGGGGTGGTCCGGATTACCGATAGCGCGACATTAACTATCGGAAATGGCGTCGATACGACGCTTGCCGACCTGACGGCTGCCAGCCGGGGCAGTGTCTGGCTTAACAGCAATAATTCCTGTGCAGGCACCAGCAACTGCGAATATAGAGTAAACAGTTTGCTCCTCAACGACGGTGATGTTTATTTATCAGCACAAACAGCAGCGCCTGCCACAACTAACGGTATCTACAATACGCTGACCACCAGTGAACTTTCCGGCAGCGGTAATTTCTACCTGCATACCAACGTTGCAGGCTCCCGGGGCGATCAACTGGTCGTCAACAACAACGCCACTGGCAATTTTAAAATCTTTGTTCAGGATACCGGCGTCAGCCCTCAGTCTGACGACGCGATGACGCTGGTGAAAACAGGGGGAGGGGATGCTTCGTTTACGCTGGGTAATACCGGCGGTTTCGTTGATCTTGGGACCTATGAGTATGTCCTGAAAAGCGACGGCAACAGCAACTGGAACCTGACCAATGATGTCAAACCCAACCCGGACCCCAACCCAAATCCGAAACCGGATCCAAAACCAGACCCAAAACCGGATCCGAAACCAGACCCGACTCCCGATCCAACGCCGACACCCGTCCCGGAGAAACGCATCACGCCTTCTACGGCAGCCGTACTCAATATGGCAGCAACATTACCGTTGGTCTTTGATGCTGAGCTAAACAGTATTCGCGAGCGGTTGAACATAATGAAAGCGAGTCCACACAACAATAATGTCTGGGGGACGACGTATAACACCCGTAATAATGTCACCACCGATGCGGGTGCCGGGTTTGAGCAGACGCTGACCGGAATGACGGTGGGGATCGATAGCCGTAATGGTATTCCTGAGGGGATTGCGACGCTGGGCGCTTTTATGGGTTATTCCCATTCACATATCGGTTTTGATCGTGGAGGACATGGCAGTGTGGGCAGTTATTCTCTGGGGGGCTATGTCAGCTGGGAACATGAAAGTGGTTTCTATCTGGACGGTATCGTGAAGCTGAACCGCTTTGAAAGTAACGTAGCCGGTAAAATGAGCAGCGGTGGAGCCGCCAACGGCAGTTATCGCAGCAACGGGCTGGGCGGTCACATTGAAACCGGGATGCGATTTACCGATGGTAACTGGAACCTGACGCCGTATGCATCTTTAACGGGGTTCACCGCTGATAACCCCGAATATCATTTATCCAATGGTATGGAATCGAAATCAGTCGATACTCGCAGTATATATCGTGAACTGGGCGCAACGCTGAGTTACAACATGCGTCTGGGGAACGGCATGGAAGTTGAGCCGTGGCTGAAGGCGGCTGTGCGCAAAGAATTTGTCGATGATAACCGGGTGAAAGTGAATAATGACGGTAATTTTGTCAATGATTTGTCGGGCAGACGTGGAATATACCAGGCAGGTATTAAAGCCTCATTCAGCAGTTCGTTAAGCGGGCATCTCGGGGTGGGGTATAGCCATGGTGCCGGTGTGGAATCCCCGTGGAACGCGGTGGCTGGTGTGAACTGGTCGTTCTGACCATCAACGAAAAAGCCCACATCTGTGGGCTTTCATATCACCAGGAGCCGCGGCTCCTTTGCGTATCCTTTTATATCTCCTCACCGTCTGGTCGGTGTCTTGCTGAGACTTCTAACTTCCTGTTTTTGTTAGTGTTGTCCTTACACCGTCCAATCGCTGGCGGGAGTTGAACCCGCGTCCGAAATTCCTACATACCATTTTAATTATAATGAAATCATGCATTTATCATTAAAAACAGTATGTTAGTGTTTTGCTGTGTTTAGTTGTTTTAAGTATTTTTAATGATTTGCCGCCAAATTGTCGCCAATTTTTATGTGTTTATGTCGTTATGGACTTGGATTTCATCCATACAAACTTCAAGCTTGTAAAAGTCAGATAATTTATAAATGCTCAAAATTTCATCATCAAGATTGCCCATTATATCCCAGAGCTTTTTGTTCCTGAGCTCGTCACTCAATATCTCTCTATCTGAGAAGGATTGACGCAATGGTACATATTCAAGAGTTTTTAGAACCTGCCATGATACTGGTGGGGTACAGTGAAATAAGCCGGAGAGTTCTGGGCAGAATTCGTTAACCTTCATGTCTTCGTAACGAATTTTTGGAGGAAGAACGACATTGACCCCTCTCTCACTATCAGCATTTGCAGGTAGTTTTGTTGAACGATAAGCAATTCCAACAATGTTGTAATCGTTAATATCCCTGCTTATCCACTGCATAAGTAAGTTTGGTATTATATATTCCTGAATGAAAGATGCATTGCTATGTTTTTTTAAATAATTGCATGCGATTATTAAAGGCCATAATGCGAGGTATGATAACATTGTGACCGAAGAAAGCTCTTTTGCTGAAGAATGTTCTTTTTTAGATGTAAAGAATAGCTTCGTTTTATAAAGGAAATCAGCACTAAAATCTAATAGTAGCGATTCATTATTCTCTGAGCTAGTGGTAAATGATGATATATATAACTTATCAAAATCGGGTTTGTCCATTTCTCGCCAGCAGATATACAATGAAGTTCCTAAATAAAGGCACGGAAGACCTGCAACTGAGTAGCGTTGTGCACTAACCAGATGGCGCTGATTGAAAGGAATATGAAAGATATCTTTTCTTGTTGATAAAGGGCGTTCGGATTTCCTGACTCTAAATAGACGCTTGTTATTACCACACTTTTCAGATAAAGGTATGCAAATATTTTTAATATGCCTTGATACAAAATCTGGCTCAAGCATTTCCTCAAAAGAATCATACGCTGACTTGATATCTCCGGAAAGAAAGCATTCCAAACAATTTATTATGCCTTCTTGCACGGACTCAATAACTTTTAATCTGCTCTTAACTCTTCTTGCTAAGATATCATCATTATTGTTTTCTATGTATTCTTTCAGGCAATCTTTAAATTTTTCACATTTTGCAGAGAAATCAGTAATTAGGTCATTATTTTTGCCAACTTCTATAGGAGGACGAATTGAGGATTTTTTTAAAATAGTGTTAAAAAGCCTTTTTAACGCAACTTTTGATATTTTTTTGCTTTTAGTTTCAATAACCATTGAACTATTACCTTAAATTAGTTAAAGGATTTTTCAGGACGGCATCTTCCAAATGGTCAGGAGAAAAATGAGCGTAAGCCATTGTCATCTTTATATCGGCATGCCCCAGAATTTCTTTGAGAACCAGTATATTTCCTCCATTCATCATGAAGTGGCTGGCGAATGTATGGCGTAACACATGAGTACATTGTCCCTCAGGTAGAACGATACCGGCCCGCTTTACTGCTCGCTCAAAGGCTTTTCTGCATGGCGTGAATAACTTCCCTCTGTTTTTGGGAAGTTCGTTGTACAGATCCTGAGATATCGGCACGGTACGGTTTTTCTTGCCCTTCGTCTTGGTATAAGTGATGCGGTATTTGGATAACTGATGGCCCTGCAGGTTTTCGGCTTCACTCCAGCGTGCGCCGGTGGCCAGGCATATTTTTGCAATCATAAGAAGGCTGGGGCTCTGGGAATCTGCGCAGGCAACCAATAGGCGTTTGATTTCGTCCGCGGAAAGAAAAGCCAGCTCACCTTCAGCAATTTTGAAGGTTGGAAGTCCTGCCAGCGGGTTTGGTGCTGACCAGTGTCCTAGTTTTTTTAATGTACCGAACACCGATGATAGATTGCGCTGTTCAAGGTTTACCGTGCGGGGCTTAACGGGCGACATAAGCGTGCCATCTTCATTTCGCACTTCGCCTTTTAACCGTGCTTCGCGGTATTTCGTAAAGTCACCGGCTGTCAGTTCTGAGGCGATGGGATCGCCCAGACCATTACAGATAATTCTAAGTTTCGCCATGAGGCGCTTGGGGTCTGCGAGTGTTTGACCATATAGGGAATACCACTGCTCAATTAATTCTGATAGGTGTCGCCGATCTTCCTTTTCCCCCAGCCATGGTTTTTTGTTCACTTCTGCCATTGTGAAGCTTTCAAAAGCAATGGCTTCGCCTTTCGTAGCAAATTGCTTACGCACGCGCTTGCCATTGCGTCCATTGGGATAGCACTCGCACAACCATTTACCGTTTGGCTGTTTTCTGACAGTCATGTTTAGATACTCTTTATTACTTTGACTGCACGCCCAATAACTTCCACATCATCAGCAGAGCACTCGAAAGACGCTTCATCTTGATTTACTACAATCTTATTGCCGGGAATCCGCATGATTTTTGCAATAATAATCATTCCATCAATATTGATAAGCCAGAATCCATTGCTGACTTGTTTAACTGATTTATCGATGAGATAACAATCAGTAGGGGTTTCTAAGAACATCGATTCTTCATAATCTGCAGGTAATATGCTGTGGTCTAAGAAAATCTCTTCATCAATACTGAGTTGTCCATTCTCCAAGGTTCCTTTAGGAATAGATGGAGTTATGAGTTTGGATAACGGTTTAATTGCTTGTTTGTTCTCATTGTGAGATCTTTTTTCAGGCTCACTTCCTCCTTTCATGCTTCCCTGTCCTGTAGCTAACCAAAGCAACGAAACACCGGTTTCTAGTGCGCACTGAATTATCCAGTCAGCAGGAAAACTGTCACGTAACACTCTGTTCGCCATAGTGCTTTTTGAGACATTCAGGTGCTCGCTTAATGCCTGCTTAGTTGTAAATCCATAAGCCGCAAGCAGCCTCTCAATAGCTGCTTTACCTCCCGTATCGGAACCCATTCTGATGTTTAACATTGGTAATCTCCATTTGACAATCTTGAATCAAGATCGTAATGTCTTCGTGTCTCTTGATGTGAGAGTTTAAGAGACGGGCTAAAACGAACTAACACGCACACAAAGTAAGAGATACTGCACTATGAGTACTGATATTTCAATTCGTGTACCAAAAGAGATGGCAACGCCTGCTGAGTTCGCTGAATGGGAAGGTATCTCCCGCGGCTCTGTGTATCAAAAAATTCACCATGGTCAGCTTGCTAAATACATGGTCAAGAAGGAAAAAAACAAAGGCCGCGTAAGCCTGCGTTATTTAATGTACAAAACCGATCAGGTCCGTGAATCCCTCGGTCATTCCAACTTCCGCGTCATTGTTGGTAAGTAAGTTCAATTATGAGAACTTTCTAAGGGGGTAGCATGTTTGATTATAAGATTTCCAAACACCCGCATTTTGATGAAGCCTGTAGAGCTTTTGCACTTCGTCACAATATGGCGAAGCTGGCAGAACGTGCAGGAATGAATGTCCAGACACTGCGAAACAAACTCAACCCAGATCAACCGCATCAGCTCAATGCGCCAGAAATCTGGCTGCTTACCGATCTGACTGAAGATTCAACGCTGATAGATGGTTTTCTGGCACAGATTCACTGCCTACCATGTGTACCGATTAATGAGGTGGCAAAAGAGAAACTGCCACATTACGTCATGAGTGCAACCGCAGAGATCGGGCGTGTTGCTGCAGGTGCGGTATCTGGCGAGGTAAAAACCTGTGCCGGTCGTCGTGATGCTATCAGCAGCATTAACTCTGTTACACGACTGATGGCGCTGGCTGCTGTTTCATTGCAGGCCCGTTTACAGGCTAATCCTGCGATGGCGAGTGCGGTTGATACCGTGACTGGCCTCGGTGCTTCATTCGGTTTGCTGTGAGGTGCTTATGCTGATGAAAGAACCATCATTTGCATCGCTCCTGGTAAAACAAAGTCCGGCAATGCACTACGGTCACGGCTGGATCATGGGTGAGGATGGTAAACGCTGGCATCCGTGCCGTTCACAAGATGAATTGCTGGCAGAACTATCTACGAAAAAACGGGGGAACAAATGGCTATTGAAGGCGCTGCGGCGACTGTTCCATTAAGCCCCGGTGAACGCCTGAATGGACTTAATCACATTGCGGAGTTAAGGGCGAAAGTATTTGGCCTGAATATTGAGTCAGAGCTTGAGCGGTTTATTAAAGATATGCGTGATCCACGGGATATCAATAACGAACAAAATAAACGAGCACTGGCTGCCATATTCTTTATGGCAAAAATTCCAGCTGAACGTCATAGCATCAGCATTAATGAGCTGACCACTGACGAAAAGCGGGAGCTGATTAAAGCAATGAATCATTTTCGTGCAGTGGTGAGCTTATTTCCCAGACGGCTAACCATGCCGAATTAACCAACTAATGAAATTAATGGCGTAAACCCGCCGGGCATCCCTTTATCTAAATACAGGAGAATTGATTATGCGTAATATTGAAACCTTCACGACTAAAACCGGACCGGATGACGCAGGGCTTAATATTTTACTGACAGAGGCTCGTCTGGAAGAACGCCGGGCAAGGGCTGAAGCAATGGCAGCTCGCCTTGATCGCCTGGCGTGTCATATCACATCCCGCCAGTTAAACCACGTCGAAGCGGCAGAACTGCTGCGTGTGACTGCTGAAGCAATCCAGAACGAAGCGCAGGAGATCCACTGATGGCTGATGCAATGGATCTCGTACAGCAGCGAGTTGAAGAAGAACGCCAACGTCATATCCGTGCTGCCCGTGCCAAAACGCCGGGCGTGTCCCGCGTGCTTTGCGTTGAGTGTGAAGCGCCAATTCCGCCAGCACGCCGTCGTGCCATTCCGGGTGTGCAGCTTTGCATTACCTGTCAGGAAATCGCAGAGCTGAAAGGCAAACATTACAACGGAGGTGCTGTATGAGCACCATCCTGAAATGGGCGGGAAATAAAACCGCCATAATGTCCGAACTGAAAAAGCATCTTCCTGCTGGCCCGCGACTGGTTGAACCTTTCGCGGGTTCCTGTGCAGTGATGATGGAGACGGATTACCCCAGCTATCTTGTTGCGGATATTAATCCTGATTTAATCAACCTCTATAAAAAGGTTGCTGCTGATTGTGAGGCGTTTATATCTCGTGCCAGAGCTTTATTTGAGGAAGCAAACAGGGAGGTGGCTTATTACAACATAAGGCAGGAGTTTAATTACTCCACTGAAATTACTGATTTCATGAAAGCGGTATATTTTCTGTATCTCAATCGTCATGGTTATCGTGGGTTATGTCGCTATAACAAGAGCGGGTATTTCAACATTCCCTACGGTAATTATAAAAATCCGTATTTCCCTGAAAAAGAAATTCGCGCATTTGCAGAGAAAGCCCAGCGGGCAACGTTTATCTGCGCCAGCTTTGATGAAACGCTGGCGATGTTGAAGGCGGGGGATGTGGTGTATTGCGATCCGCCTTATGACGGTACGTTTTCCGGCTATCACACTGATGGCTTCACTGAAGATGACCAGTATCACCTGGCATCCGTTCTTGAACATCGATCATCTGAAGGTCATCCGGTCATTGTTTCTAACAGTGACACATCCCTGATTCGTTCGCTGTATCGCAATTTCACTCACTACTACATCAAGGCAAAACGCAGCATCGGCGTGTCAGCTGGCGAGAGTAAATCTGCAGCAGAAATCATTGCCACCAAATCAGCTGGGTGGTTTGGTGTCGATTTTGCCAGCGGCTCTGACCGTACCGTTGAGGTACGCTCATGAATGCTATCGATCCGCGTTGCTTTGCCTCAAGCACCATTAACATCATCACTACTTCTGGTGGCAAAGATAGTCTCGCTCAATGGCTAAGAGCCATTGAAAACGATGTTCCGCATATTTCTGTATTTGCCGATACGGGTCATGAACATCCACAGACAATAGAATATCTGGATTATCTGGAATCAAAGCTGGGCAAGATTATTCGCGTCAAAGCGGATTTCACACGCCAGATAGAAGGGAAACGTAAATTCATTGCGGAAAAGTGGCCCATTTCTCTCGTTGAGGAATGTGGTATGTCGACAGATGAGGCTGAGGAACGTATTTACCGGGCACTGGAAATCCTTAAACCAACCGGCGTTCCGTTTCTTGATTTGTGCATGTGGAAAGGTCGCTTCCCTTCAACAAAAGCTCGTTTCTGCACTTTTGAACTGAAACATGAACCAATACGTACACAGGTAATCGATCCGGCTCTGGATAAATACGATGAGGTAATCAGCTGGCAAGGAGTCCGGGGGCAGGAATCACCGGAACGTGCATTGTTGCCTGAGTGGGAGGACGATGCAGACAATACTCTGGGCCTGCATGTTTATCGTCCGATCCTTAATTGGCTGCATGAGGATGTGTTTGCTATTGCCAAACGTCATGGCATTAAGCCTAACCCCCTTTATATGCAGGGATGCAGTCGTGTCGGTTGTATGCCATGTATTCATGCTCGCAAGTCAGAACTTGCTGAGATTTTCCAACGCTGGCCAGAAGAAATCCGCCGAGTGGCTGAGTGGGAAAGACTGGTTGCGGAATGTTCAAGACATGGCAATTCAACGTTCTTTCCATCCACGCATGATCCGCGCCGTGCTGAAAAACGGATCGAAGTCATAACTGTTGATGCTTATGGCATTGAAACTTATCGGGACTGGGCCTTAACGACTCGGGGCGGTATGCAGTTTGACCTGCTGGCAGGCATGAATGATAAAGCGGTGTGCAGCAGTGTATATGCAGGAGTCTGTGAGTGACAGAGATCAGCACAGGCCGTCTTGCCGATCCATTTGTCAGTGTAACTTCCGGTAGCATTGAGAATTCTGCCGGGGGTTATTCGTGGAATTTACCTAAGAAAGCCATTAACCCTTATCTGGACCCGGCGGAAGTTGCGCCGATTTCTGCGCTTTCAAACCTGATCACTCTGTACGCTGCCGATAACGAGCAGGAACAACTGCGCCGCGAGGCACTGAGTGATCAGGTCTGGGAGCGTTATTTCTTTAATGAATCCCGTGATCCTGTCCAACGCGAAATGGAGCAGGATAAGCTCATTAGCCGGGCAAAGCTGGCGCATGAGCAGCAGCGTTTTAATCCAGATATGGTCATTCTGGCGGACGTCAATGCCCAGCCTTCCCATATCAGCAAGCCGCTGATGCAACGTATTGAATACTTCAGCAGCCTGGGCAGGCCAAAGGCTTATTCCCGCTATTTGCGTGAGACGATTAAGCCATGTCTGGAACGACTGGAGCATGTACGCGACAGTCAGCTATCCACTTCTTTTCGCTTTATGGCAAGCCATGAAGGGCTGGACGGCCTGCTGATCCTGCCTGAAATGAGTCAGGATCAGGTGAAACGTTTGTCTACCCTTGTCGCTGCGCATATGAGCATGTGCCTTGATGCAGCTTGTGGCGATTTGTATGTCACCGATGACGTTAAGCCAGAAGAAATCCGCAAGACATGGGAAAAGATGGCAGCGGAAACCCTGCGTCTGGATGTCATCCCGCCTGCGTTTGAGCAACTCCGCCGGAAAAGAAACCGCCGTAAACCCGTGCCCTATGAACTCATTCCGGGTTCGCTGGCGCGTATGTTGTGCGCCGACTGGTGGTACCGGAAATTATGGAAGATGCGTTGCGAATGGCGGGAAGAGCAGTTGCGTGCTGTTTGCCTGGTCAGCAAAAAAGCATCTCCCTATGTCAGCTATGAAGCCGTGATGCATAAACGTGAGCAGCGCCGTAAGTCGCTGGAGTTTTTTCGTTCTCATGAACTGGTGAACGAAGACGGCGACACGCTGGACATGGAGGATGTGGTAAACGCCAGCAGCAGCAACCCTGCGCATCGCCGCAATGAGATGATGGCCTGTGTTAAAGGTCTGGAGCTTATCGCGGAAATGCGCGGTGACTGCGCCGTTTTCTACACCATCACCTGTCCGTCACGTTTCCATTCCACGCTAAATAACGGCAGGCCAAACCCGACCTGGACCAACGCGACAGTAAGACAAAGCAGTGATTATCTGGTCGGCATGTTTGCTGCATTTCGTAAGGCTATGCACAAAGCCGGGTTGCGCTGGTATGGCGTGCGGGTGGCTGAGCCGCATCATGACGGCACAGTTCACTGGCACCTGTTGTGTTTCATGCGCAAAAAAGACCGCCGCGCCATTACTGCATTGTTGCGTAAGTTTGCCATCCGTGAAGACCGCGAGGAGCTGGGCAATAACACGGGGCCACGCTTTAAGTCTGAGCTGATAAACCCGCGCAAAGGAACGCCGACAAGCTACATTGCGAAATATATCAGTAAGAATATTGACGGACGTGGTCTGGCTGGCGAGATCAGTAAGGAAACGGGGAAATCCCTGTGTGATAACGCTGAATACGTTAATGCCTGGGCGTCTCTGCATCGTGTTCAGCAATTCCGCTTCTTTGGCATTCCGGGGCGTCAGGCTTACCGTGAACTGCGATTGCTGGCTGGTCAGGCGGCAAGGCAACAGGGTGACAAAAAAGCAGGTGCGCCGGTACTGGATAACCCGCGCCTTGATGCCATCCTGGCTGCTGCTGATGCTGGTTGTTTTGCCACCTACATCATGAAGCAGGGCGGCGTACTGGTTCCCCGCAAATATCACCTCATCAGAACCGCTTATGAAATCAACGAAGAGCCAACCGCCTATGGCGATCACGGTATTCGTATTTATGGCATCTGGTCACCCATTGCAGAGGGCAAGATCTGCACTCATGCAGTGAAGTGGAAAATGGTTCGTAAGGCCGTTGACGTTCAGGAGGCGGCAGCCGACCAGGGCGCTTGCGCCCCTTGGACTCGTGGCAATAACTGTCCCCTTGCTGAAAATTTGAACCAACAGGAGAAAAACAAATCAGCTGATGGGGATACCAGAACGGATATCACCCGCATGGATGACAAAGAGTTGCACGAATACCTGCACAGTCTGAGCAAAAAAGAGCGCCGGGAACTGGTAGCAAGGTTACGCCTGGTTAAACCGAAACGTCGTAAAGACTACAAACAGCGAATTACAGACCATCAGCGACTGCAGCTCGTGTATGAACTGAAGTCCAGAGGATTTGATGGCAGCGAGAAAGAGGTCGATTTACTCCTTCGCGGCGGCAGCATTCCGTCAGGAGCAGGCCTGCGAATCTTCTATCGGAACCAGCGTTTGCAGGAAGATGATAAGTGGCGGAACCTGTATTAATTACGCGGGTTAACAATTCGTGCTCTTAATAATACCAGGCATATCAGGCTGATGAACGTAAAAAAACGTTTTACATCAGTAAGATTATTATATACTGTAAATATAAACAGTAGTTATATATACAGTATTGCTTTGGTGTCATAGGAGGAAAGATGCAGGACTATTTTTTGGAGTCTTTGAAGCTCCAGCGCATTGATTTTTTTCTTAAGCTTGTAGCGGCTAGTGAGTGTAGTGATGAAGAGAAGGGGCTGGCTCTGCAGTGGGTTTCTGAATTGACTGATGAACTCATGGCAAAAATCAGAAGCCACGAATACAACCGCTCAATGGATCTTCTCGGTTAGCAGCAGGAACGTTGCTGACGTGAGAATTTTATTCTCGCGTCAGCAAGGTTGAACAACGAGTATAGCGAGGCGTTTATTGGTTTTCTCGAGGAGTATTGCACCTCCAGTGTTTTTGCTCATCACGTAATTCACGATGTTGATTGAATTTTTTTAATACGACAGGATCTCCTATTTCTCTAAGATCAATGCTTTCATTGTCTATGATTGCTTTAGTAATCTCTTGGCTGAGAATTTCAGATGTACTGAGGGTCGCTTTTTGAGTTTGATATGCTTGAATTATTTCTTCGCTATATCTTGAAATGCCAATTATTGCCAGTTCATTGATATTAATTTCTTTTTCTATAAGATTGACCCCTGACTCATTAAATTCCATTTTAAAGGTAAAAAGATGGTTTTTTTTAGTCTCATAGCAAGACAGAGCTACAATGAAATCGCTTGCAAACCACTCTGGATTAAATTCCTCATTAATATTAATGTAAAATTCATTCATGGTTTTCTGTATGCAGTGGCTAAAGACGTTGCGTAGAAAATTTTTATTAATAAGTTCGTTCGCATTCTTTACTGGCTCAACAAACATATCTTCGTTCCAATAGGTTTCCTCAACGCTTTTGTTATCTTCACAACCCATTATTAACTTATAGCCAGCACCCTTTATGCATCCTTCTGAATAGTCATATGTGCCAGAATCATATGTGTATTTTATTTGTTTCAGATGACCTTGTATAGAATTTATAATATGTTGAGAAACTAGCGTGCTTCCTGCAAATGCAATCATGCAGCGATGTTGGCAAAGGCTTTCAATGTAATTTATGATTTTTCCACTTGGATCGATTTCCGGTACTCGCACAATAATTTCTAGTGGTATTATTTTTCTGAAGGACGATGTCAATTTTACAGTGCTTCCATTTGCTTTTGTTGTTATTAGTGAGTCCCCGCAAAAAACAATTGTTCCATCTTTTTCGAAACCAGCTACAATTAATGTCATTTTGTCTCCTGAATTAATGTCAATTTGCATGCGTCATGAATTATACAATAAACTGAAATAATCCAGTATAAAATTGATTGTGAAAAGTTTTTCTGTAATTACATAGCCCGATGTGAATAATGATGAACGGTTAAGATGTATTAGTATTACATTGAGGACTCATATCTGACTGAACTCAAGCGCTATTGCTCAGTAGTGCCTGTCTATGCTGCATGAATCCGCATGATCGTTTGAAGATCGTTTTCGCTGAGGGTCGCCAGTTCTGGCAAGGTTTCCCTTATGCCATGCGAGTGCATGAAAACCGCTATACAAAGCGGGCAGGCGTGGCGGGGATACGAGCGCGCGCCATGGGGTATGGAGATTGGATCTATTCATAACTTGATGTATAAAGTAGAAAAAAGCGGGGAGATTATGAATAAAAAATTTACCGATGAGCAGCAACAACAGCTTATAGGACATCTCACAAAGAAAGGCTTCTATCGAGGAGCTAATATTAAAATAACCATTTTTCTATGTGGTGGTGACGTTGCTAATCATCAATCTTGGCGTCATCAATTATCACAATTTTTAGCAAAGTTCAGTGATGTTGATATATTTTATCCAGAAGATCTATTTGATGATCTTTTGGCTGGTCAAGGGCAGCATAGCCTTTTAAGTTTAGAAAATATTCTGGCTGAAGCTGTCGATGTAATAATTTTATTTCCTGAAAGTCCGGGGTCTTTCACAGAGCTTGGTGCGTTCTCTAATAATGAAAACTTAAGGAGAAAGTTGATTTGCATTCAAGATGCAAAATTTAAATCAAAACGTAGCTTTATTAACTATGGTCCTGTTCGCTTGTTGCGTAAGTTTAATTCAAAATCTGTTTTGCGTTGTAGTTCAAATGAACTAAAAGAAATGTGTGATTCATCTATTGATGTTGCCAGAAAATTACGATTATATAAAAAATTAATGGCATCTATTAAGCAGGTTAGGAAAGAAAATAAAGTATCAAAAGATATTGGAAATATATTATACGCAGAGCGGTTTCTATTGCCTTGTATCTATTTACTGGATAGTGTCAACTACCGCACACTGTGTGAACTAGCTTTTAAAGCGATAAAGCAAGATGATGTTTTATCTAAAATTATTGTTAGATCCGTTGTTTCTCGTCTAATAAATGAACGAAAAATACTTCAAATGACTGATGGTTATCAGGTCACTGCTTTGGGGGCTAGCTATGTTAGGAGCGTCTTTGATAGAAAGACACTTGACCGATTGCGGCTTGAGATTATGAATTTTGAAAACCGTAGAAAATCAACATTTAACTATGATAAGATTCCGTATGCGCACCCTTAGCGAGAGGTTTATCATTAAGGTCAACCTCTGGATGTTGTTTCGGCATCCTGCATTGAATCTGAGTTACTGTCTGTTTTCCTTGTTGGAACGGAGAGCATCGCCTGATGCTCTCCGAGCCAACCAGGAAACCCGTTTTTTCTGACGTAAGGGTGCGCAACTTTCATGAAATCCGCTGAATATTTGAACACTTTTAGATTGAGAAATCTCGGCCTACCTGTCATGAACAATTTGCATGACATGTCTAAGGCGACTCGCATATCTGTTGAAACACTTCGGTTGTTAATCTATACAGCTGATTTTCGCTATAGGATCTACACTGTAGAAAAGAAAGGCCCAGAGAAGAGAATGAGAACCATTTACCAACCTTCTCGAGAACTTAAAGCCTTACAAGGATGGGTTCTACGTAACATTTTAGATAAACTGTCGTCATCTCCTTTTTCTATTGGATTTGAAAAGCACCAATCTATTTTGAATAATGCTACCCCGCATATTGGGGCAAACTTTATACTGAATATTGATTTGGAGGATTTTTTCCCAAGTTTAACTGCTAACAAAGTTTTTGGAGTGTTCCATTCTCTTGGTTATAATCGACTAATATCTTCAGTTTTGACAAAAATATGTTGTTATAAAAATCTGCTACCACAAGGTGCTCCATCATCACCTAAATTAGCTAATCTAATATGTTCTAAACTTGATTATCGTATTCAGGGCTATGCAGGTAGTCGGGGCTTGATATATACGAGATATGCCGATGATCTCACCTTATCTGCACAGTCTATGAAAAAGGTTGTTAAAGCACGTGATTTTTTATTTTCTATAATCCCAAGTGAAGGATTGGTTATTAACTCAAAAAAAACTTGTATTAGTGGGCCTCGTAGTCAGAGGAAAGTTACAGGTTTAGTTATTTCACAAGAGAAAGTTGGGATAGGTAGAGAAAAATATAAAGAAATTAGAGCAAAGATACATCATATATTTTGCGGTAAGTCTTCTGAGATAGAACACGTTAGGGGATGGTTGTCATTTATTTTAAGTGTGGATTCAAAAAGCCATAGAAGATTAATAACTTATATTAGCAAATTAGAAAAAAAATATGGAAAGAACCCTTTAAATAAAGCGAAGACCTAATGGTCTTCGTTTTAAAACTAAAGCTCATAGGTTGAAAAATTGAGCACTTCTTCGTCCAACCAGTTATTTAGTTCCTGCAATCGTTTCTGCAGGGGCATCAATTCGTTTCTTACGAATACCTTACTAGCCTTCTCCACATCCCCAAACCCCCCGACATTGCTAGGCATAATCCCCATCATTTGCGGCGGTACGCGGTGCGCCGCCATCATGTCGTCCCGGCTCACGTTTTTGATGTTCAAAAACTCATCCTTCGCCGCCACCTCTGACAACGGGATAATCTGAAGCCCGTCCTTTTTACCGTTAGGCGAGTACATAAACAGGTTGCGGAAGTTACCTGGTCCTTTGGCGCTTTTCATGGCATTGCGGAGGTTGTTCACATCCTCCTGGTTCTGCGCGGCATCGGTCATGTACATGATGAAGCCTGCATGACTACCGTTAATGTAATACTTCCGGCGGAACAGCGTGGCGGACTCGTTGAGCAAAGCGGATGGGATGGCAGAAAGATAGCCGGGCAGCCCGTAGATCTCCTGATTAATATCCGGTTCCATCAGATGAAAGATGCTGCCTTTCGTGAACTGATACGGCTGCGTGGTCATGCCGTATTGCACAAACCAGTAGGTACGACCATTTGCATTGATGTAAACAAAGTGAAGTTCTTCCATGTGAAACCTCTTTGCATGATTTCAAGAGGGCGACAGGCAAGATAGACGCAAAAGTCTGTCGCCATTTTGCCGCCACTACCAAAGAAAAAGGGGCTACGCTTTCACGTAACCCCTTGTTTTATTTGGTGGAGCTGGCGGGAGTTGAACCCGCGTCCGAAATTCCTACATCCTCGGTACTACATGCTTAGTCAGTCTTTACATTCGCTTGCCAGCTGCGGACGGACACGCCACTAACAAACTAGCCTGATTAAGTTTTAACGCTTCAACCCCAGGCAGGGCTTCCACGCGATCTCTTTTGGGTTTGACCTCTCTTGATCCCCGTCCTAAGAGCGGAGGCTAGGGAGAGAGGGCTCTAAGCAGGTTATTAAGCTGCTAAAGCGTAGTTTTCGTCGTTTGCGACTATTTTTTGCGGCTTTTTACGAGGCCAACCGCCCCTCGGCATGCACCTTGGGTTTCGCAAATCCCGTCGAATCCAGAATCAGCCCCAATGTGTAACGGTAAGTATACCAGATTCATGAGTGCCATGACCAGCCTCAATGGCGTTATCGTTAAAGATTTAGCACCCGTGTAGCCTGATTTTTATTCGATTAAGCAATGGGATGGCAACATTTGGGGCGGATGTGATAGCCAATAAGATGTTCATTCGCGCCGCCGGAGAGGGTGGCGCGGTGAGGAACTGGTCAATAATTGGAGTGCAGATTTAACGGTGGGCGTTTTTCATGATACGCGCTTTATCCACCTGCCATTCGCGTTCTTTAATGTCTGAACGTTTATCGTGCTGTTTCTTACCTTTAGCGACGCCGATTTTCACTTTGCACCAGGCATTTTTCCAGTACAGGGAGAGCGCCACTACGGTATAGCCTTCTCGATTGACGCGACCGTACAATGAGTCCAGTTCGCGCTGGTTGAGAAGTAACTTGCGGGTACGGGTAGGATCGCACACCACATGCGTGGATGCCACAGCCATTGGCGTGATGTTAGCGCCAAACAGAAATGCCTCTCCGTCACGCAGAAGGACGTAGCTGTCGCTGATATTGGCTTTTCCTGCGCGCAGGGATTTAACCTCCCAGCCTTGCAGGGCAAGTCCCGCCTCGAACTCTTCTTCGATAAAGTATTCGTGACGGGCGCGCTTGTTAAGCGCGATGGTCGCTGAACCAGGTTTATGTGCTTTTTTCTTCGTCAT